CGCCGCGAAAGCGGTTTTTTTACGCCCATCCAAAGCTCCGTTCGCGGGGCTTTGGCGTTTCTCACCCGGAGAATTCCTTTTATGCATAACCGCCAAACCTACACCGTCCTAATCCCATTCCCCACTGGCGCCGGCCACTGGTCCACCGCAGGCGAGGAACTGGACCTGCTCGACGTCGAAGCATCCGCCCTGCGCACCGCCGGCCGTCTGGAACTGACCAGCGTCCTCAACTCCACTCCCAAGAAGGCTGACTAACCATGGCTGAGGTTTTGAACTTCGAGCACAACGGCATCACCGTGAATGCCACCGAATCGCCCGAGGCCATGGGTGGCCTGGGTGACAATGTGATCGGGCTGGTCGGCACTGCGCCGAACGCCCATGCCTCGATCCCGAAAAACGCGCCGTTTCGCATCAACAGCTTCACCACTCAGGCGCTGCTGGACCCGACCGGTGCTGAGTCGGGCACGCTGTTCCAGGCGGTGTACCAGATTCTCAAAGTGGTGAAAGTGCCGGTGTATGTGGTGATCGTGGAGGAGGGCGCACCCCCGGCCGACACCGTCAACAATGTGATCGGCGGCAACGAGCCAGTCACCGGCCGCAAGCTGGGCCTGGCGGCGCTGGCCAGCGTGCCGGAAGACCTGACCATCATCGGCGCGCCTGGCTTTACCGGCTCCAAGGCCGTGGCCGGTGAGTTCGCGGCCTTCGGCAAGCGCGTCAAGGCGCGTGTGGTGCTGGACGGCAAGGATGCGTCGGTCGCTGATCAAGTCACCTACAGCGGCGAACTGGGCGGTGCCGACCTCGGCTTCGACCGTTGCCTGCTGGTGCACAACATGCCGGCGGTGTACTCCAAGGCGGCGAAGAAAAACGTGTTCCTGTCGCCGTCGTCCCTGGCGATCGCTGCGCTGGCCAAGGTCAAACAATGGGAAAGCCCGGGTAATCAGGTGACGTTCGCCGAGGACGTTTCCCGCGTGGTCGAGTACAACATCCTCGACACGTCTACCGAAGGCGACCTGCTCAACCGTTTCGGCGTGAGCTACTACGCGCGCACCATCCTTGGCGGTTTTTCGCTGCTGGGTAACCGTTCCATCACGGGCAAGTTCATCAGCTACGTGGGCCTTGAGGACGCGATCAGCCGCAAACTGGTCAAGGCCGGCCAGAAGGCCATGGCCAAGAACCTCACCAAGTCCTTCATGGACCAGGAGGTCAAGCGCATCAACGACTGGATGCAAACCCTGGTTGCCGACGAAACCATCCCCGGCGGCAGCGTGTACCTGCACCCGGAGCTGAACAGCGTCGAGAAGTACAAGAACGGCACCTGGTTCATCGTCATTGACTACGGCCGTTACGCGCCGAACGAACACATGATTTATCAACTCAATGCTCGCGACGAAATCATCGAGCAGTTCCTGGAGGACGTTCTCTAATGTTTACCAACCGTGTAAGACAGGCCATTGCGGCCACCCTTCAAGGCCTGCCGTTGTCCGCGACCGTGGAAGAGTTCACCCCGCCGAAAATTGAGTTCGACATGGAGCTCATGTCCGGTGGGCGCTTTATCGCCGAAGAAATGGCCAAGAGCGGCAAGGTGCTTAACGCCATTTTGATGCTGCAAGGCGCCGGCCCGGAAATCATGTTGGCCCTTGGCGTGCGTCTGGGCGATGACATCCTGCTGAACGTGCGTGAAGCCGGTCAGGACCAGGATGGCAAGACCTACTTCACCTATCACACGGTCGGCGGCAAGCTCAAATCCCTGGAGGAGGCGAAGCTGAAGATGGGCGATAAGCCCACCACCACCCTGGAACTGTCCTGCCGTACCTACACCCGTCTGGAAAACGGCATTCCAGTGATCGACATCGACGTGCGCACCCAAAAGTTCGTGCTCAACGGCGTCGACATTCTCGGTGACGCCCGCCGCGCTGTGCTGATGCCTTAAGAGACACCGTGGCCTGAAGTGGGCACGGTCAAATGTGGGAGCCGGGCTTGCCCGCGATGCAGGCGACTCGGTCTTTCTGGTGTACCGAGACGATGCCATCGCAGGCAACCCCCACATTGATCGCGTTCATCTTCAACGCGTTTTTCATTCCCGATTGAACAAGGAATAGCCTCATGGCCTGGATGCCGCCGCTGCACTTGCTGCTTTCGCCGATCACCGCCGACACGGGGGCGACGATCGAGCAGGTGCAACTCAAACCGCTGTACTACGCCGCGCAAAAAGCCGCGCTGGCCCGGGCCGGTGATGACGAGGACGACCAGTTCTTCGAACTGGCGAAACTCGCCACCGGCCTGTCGGAAAAAGAACTCGACCAACTCAAGCGTCCGGACTACGTGAGCATCGCTCAGTACGTACATGAAATGTCGACGCGCCCTGCGTCGTTCTTTCTGGATGAGCGCCCGCAAGCAAACCACGACCAGCCTGTCCAGTTGCTCCTGCCCTTCGACGCCGCAGGTCGCACCCTCACCGAATTGCCCCTGGAAATGCCCGCGCTGCGCGCTACCAAATTGATGAAAAAACTCGCCACCAATAAAGAGCGCGCCGAGTTCATCACCGCTCATTGCACGGGCTTGATGATCCCTGATCTGGCCAGCCTGACCGTGCCCGATTGGACGGAACTGCAGGAGCGTATCGACGATTTTTTAAATCAACCGGCGGACTTCTTTCGGAGCGCGACATCGAAGTAATCCTCGATGTGGTACCGCTGATTTACTCGGTCAATGAGGCAGAAATCCTCGACTGGGACGCCGGTAAAGCATTGCGCCGCTACGACATCGCGATCATTCGCCTTGGCGTCAAACAGGAGTAAGCGGGATGCAAGAGACGCAATTTGCGACGAGACTCGCCCAGGAAGATAAACCCTGGCTGCTGGGTGACGCGGACCTCGGCAATGTACTGGCAGCGTTTTCCGCCGACCTTGCAGCGCCGGCGAGCCTGGACTCGCCGCCACAAGCCGCGCCGCAATCGCAACTGACCACCGCGCTGGTCAGCGTCAGTGTGGACATCAACGCCCTGGCGCAAGAGCAGGTTCGGCTGCGCGAGACGCTGGAGTCACTCAACACTACGCTGTTCATCCGCGAAAGCGCGTTGGCAACTCACACGCAGGAGACCAGCGCTGCAGTCGCTGCCAGCGAACTTAAAAAGCCTGAGCCAGCCAACCGCTCCTGGACCGATCAGGGCCTTGAGATGGGAGCGGATGCGGCCAAGTTTGTCGGCAAGGAACTGCTCAGCGGCTTGTGGGACAAGGCCAAGGACAGACTGTCAGGCAACGCGATTGATGCGGTCGCTGACAAGTTTCCAACCGCCGCCAAATGGCTCAAGGACGGGAAAGACAAGGATAAGGACGGCGGCACAGACAAGGCGTGCTGCTGCACGGGAGCGTTGCCGCCGCATATTCGTGGCCCGCTTGATACGGCAACTTCACAGGTGCCTGAAAGTGTTGGCGAGACCGCCAGGGAGAAAGATAAAACTCGGCCCAAGGGGAATACGACAAGGCCACGTGGCAAGCGCAGGAAGGGCACCAAGTCTCAGTCACGGGAAGTCAAAACCATCTCGGTCAGGCGGTTAGCGGATCTTCAATCAAAACGCTCTAATCCTGCCGCCAAGGCTTCGACGCTCCTTAATGTCATGGGGCAACCGCAGGCCCGGTTCGACAGCAAACGGGTGAGCCCGGCAGCTGCCGGGGTTCCCGGTAATTCGTTGACGTCCTACGTTGAGTCGTCTGCCAATCGATCCGTGACTCGCGGCGTGGGGTTGTCGGGGACCCTTGCCAGGCTGGAGTCCTCTGCGGCTCGCCGTCTTGGCCCGCTGAAGTATGTCGACACCGCTATTAATGTGGTTGAGGGCGTGCGCAACGGTGATGCAAACGCCGTCGGCGCAGGCCTGACTACCGCTGGCGGCGCCTGGGCCGGCGCTTCGGCAGGCGCGGCTATCGGCACGCTGATTTTTCCCGGTGTCGGCACTGCGGTGGGCGGCGCAATCGGCGGTTTGCTCGGCAGCGAAGCGGGCGCCTGGCTCGGTGACAAGGTGTTTGGCTCAAGTGATCGCCTGCCAGCGCCCAGTGCGGTGAGCAAGGAACTCAACACGGCGCGCGCGGACAACGTGCAGGTCACTCTCGCCCCGAGTATCCAGATCACCGGCGTCAACCCCGCCGACGCACAGCAGGTCGTCAACCAGGTGATCCAGGCGCTGCAGTTTCAGTGTGTGCCGATGCTTACCGACGCCCTTGGCGTGCGCCGCAACGCGGCGCTGGCCGATTCTCCTGGAGGTGATTGATGCGACAACAAATGGTGCTTGGCGACTTTATCTTTGGTCTGTCCCGAGGGTTTGCCTATTCGTCGTTGGTGCGTAACAGCGACGGCGGCTGGAGCGATTTGGCGATCATCGCCAGTAAAGCCCAGTCACGGCAGAGCGGCCAGAAACTGGAAAAACTCACGTTCACCGGCAAGGCGATGTACGCCATCGGCATGCAGCGCCTGGACGAGTTGCGCGCGCTGCAAAACGCGCGCGCGCCGTTGCCCCTGGTGGATGGCATCGGCCGTAACTGGGGGATGTGGCGGATCAATTCGGTGGTGGAAACCCAGAGCAATGTGATCGATGACGGCAGCGCCATGGTCATGGACTGGACCCTGGAGTTGGAGGAGTTCGTCAATGCGTAGAGTGCGAAGTATCGCCGGTGATTCGGTCAACCTGCTGCTTTATCGAGAGTTGGGCCGGTGCGATGACGCGGCGGAAGAAACCCTCTGGCGCCTGAACCCCGAGCTTGCCGAATATGGCCCAGTGCTACCAGCCGGTGTGTGGGTGATCGTGCCGGAAATGCCTGCCCGTCCGGGCGCGGTGCGACCCGTTTTGGCCTGGGATTAAGGAGGCTGCATGACACAGGGATTTACGCCCATCGTGGAGTTTTATGGTGCCAATGCGGCGCTGCTCAATCAACGCTTGATGCACTGGAGCCACACCGACGCTGCGGGTATCGAGACGGATCGGCTGGAGCTGACCCTGAATATCGAGGGGCTGGACGGTCTGCCTGCGTTGAACGGCAAGATCGGCCTGCGTGTCGGATATCAGCAAACCGGGTTGGTGGAAAAGGGCGAGTTCGTTGTCACCCAACGCACCCCGGTGCTGTTCCCCATGCGCTTGATGATCGTCGCCACGGCAGCGCCGTTCAGCGTGTTGGATGCTACGGGATACCGTCAGCGTCGATCCGCCAGTTACGGCCCGACAACCCTGGGCGCGCTGTTTCGCCAACTGGTCAGTCGTCACGGCTACTCGCCGCGCGTGGCGCCGAAGCTGGAGGGGATTGCGATCGCGCACATCGACCAATCCAACGAAAGTGACATGGCGTTCATTTCGCGCCTCGCCAGGCTCTACCGTGCGGTCACCAAGCCATTTAACGAGTTGTACGTACTGGCCGAAGCCGGTCAGGTCAAGTCGCTGTCCGGCCAGTTGCTGGCGCAGGTGACGCTGTCGGTGACGGAAGACAACCGTCCTGGTGAGCAGAGCTTCATCACCGCCAAGCTCGACGAAAAATCGCGCTCGAAATACGAGGGCTGTCGCGCCAGTTGGTGGGATGCTGCCACCGGCAAGCAGCGTGTGGTTCAGGTCGGCAATGCCCCGTTCAAGACCTTGCGCCAACGCTACCAGAACGAAGCCGAGGCGCGTGCCGTTGCCGAAGGTGAACTGCGTCGCGTGGGGCGTGAAAATTTGAAGTTGCTGATCGATTGCCCCGGTAATCCATTGCTGGCTGCAGAAGGGCTGTTAGTGCTGGATGAGACTTGGCCGTCTTATATGCAGGGACGCTGGTCGATAAAGCAGGTGGTGCATGTCGGCGATCCGGCGACGGGCTACCGCAGTTCGATTACGGCGAGCGGTTTGTCGATATAGAGCCTTTTCGAGAGTAAAACCCATGGTGATAACACTTCCCCAGTTGCTGGACGTTATGCCGGATGCCCGCCTCAGAGCGGGCGTTTTTTTAGCACCCTTGAACGCGGCTTTCGTTCGTTTCGAGATTGACCAGGCCAGGCGCATCGCCGCCTTCCTCGCCCAGATTGGCCATGAGTCCGGCCAGTTGCGTTACGTGCGTGAAATGGGCAGCGATCAATACCTGAGCCGGTACGACACCGGCAGCCTGGCCTCACGCCTGGGCAATAGCCCCGAAGCAGATGGCGATGGTCAGTTGTACCGCGGCCGGGGGTTGATCCAGATCACCGGCCGACGCAACTACCTGGCGTGCAGCCAGGCGTTGTTTGGGGATGATCGTCTATTGCGCGAGCCGATGTTGCTGGAGCAGCCTCAATGGGCAGTCGAGTCAGCTGCCTGGTTCTGGCAGAGCAATGGCCTGAATGAACTGGCTGACAAGGACCAGTTCAGCGCAATTACGCGGCGTATCAATGGCGGCCTGAATGGGCTGGAGGATCGCCTGCGGCTGTGGACGCGGGCGAAGGCGGTGTTGTGCGTTTCCTAATGGTCGGTCGATTGATCGGCATCTGCTTGCTGGTGGCCTTGACTTGGCAGGTACAGGCCTGGCGGTTCGGCGCACAGCTGCAGGGCCAGGCGTCTGCCCAGGCGCAGGCGCTCAGCCTGCAACGCCAGGTGGCCTTGCAGCAACAACAGGCTGAACAGGATAAACGGCTGGCCCTGGAGCAACAGCTCAGTGCCAGCGACCAACACCATGCTCGGGAGTTGAGCGATGCCCAACGTCATCAGGCTGCTTTGCGCGACCGCCTGGCCACTGCTGATGTGCGGCTGTCAGTCCTTCTCGACGCCAGCGAATCCGCCATTGGCTGCCCAATGCCAGCCACTCCCGCCCCCGGCGGCGTGGTTCATGCAACCGTACGAGCCCGACTTGACCCGGCGCATGCTCAGCGAATTATCGGCATCACCGACGCCGGCGACCGGGGACTGATCGCACTGCGCGCATGCCAGGCCTACGTGCGCGCCGTCGCCCGCTAATCTGTTGTTCCCGTCTGTCGCTTGCATGAGCGATTTGCTCCTGTAGGGTAGGCAAACCCCCGAGCACTTCTGGAGAACACC